CATGGCAGGGTTAAACATATTGGAGCGGTTACAGGTCGTATGGCTCATTCTAATCCTAATCTGGCGCAGGTTCCTGCGGTTTATGCAGACTATGGTACTGAGTGTCGTAGCCTTTTCATTGTTCCTGCTGACCGTATTCTCGTGGGTGCTGATGCATCTGGTCTTGAACTACGTATGCTCGCCCATTACATGGATGATGAAGCGTATACGAGGGAGATCTTAGAAGGTGACATACACACTGCTAACCAACACGCGGCTGGCTTAGATACGAGATCGCAAGCTAAGACGTTTATCTACGCCTTCCTGTACGGTGCAGGTAACGCCAAGATAGGATCTGTTGTAGGAGGTAACGCAAGGAAAGGAGGAGAGTTGAAGGATAAGTTCCTTGAGAATACTCCTGCATTGGCTCAACTACGACAAGAGATAACAATGCAAGCAGAGTCTGGGTTCCTAGACGGACTAGACGGTAGACGGCTACGTGTTCGTTCTGCTCATGCTGCATTAAACACACTACTGCAAGGAGCTGGTGCTGTTGTAATGAAACAGGCAGTGATACACCTGTATGAGTTACTAGAGCATGTTGACTTCAAGCTGGTAGCGCAAGTCCACGATGAGTGGCAAATAGAGTGTCATCCTGAGGATGCTGAGTACGTAGGAAAAGCTGCGGTAAAAGCAATCATTCAGGCTGGCGAAACCTTTAACCTTAACTGCCCACTAGATGGTGAGTATCGTATCGGTAGTAATTGGGCCGAAACGCATTAGCACAATCTGTAAATGTGTGGTATAATATTACCTGTTAAATTAACTGGAGTTAATTATGAGTGAAGCAAACATCAACCTTAAGTGCCAACTGTACTGGCCTAACCTAACCATGAAGAATCAGCTTGCTGATAAGTACACTGTTGACCTAGCTCTCTTGTCAGACGAGGCAGTAACAGCACTCGAAGATATGGGTCTGAAGGTAAACAACAAAGGTGACGACCGTGGTTACTACATTACCTGTAAGTCAAACAACAAGTATCGAGCTTTCCAACCTGATGGTGCAGAGATACTAATCAAGGGGCGTACACCTCTGAGTGAAGATGATGATACTGATATGGGTGTCGTTGTTGCCAATGGCTCAGAAGCTAAGTGTCTTGTTGGTTTCTATGACTGGGAGTACATGAAGAAGAAGGGTCGTTCGCCTACCCTACGTCGTATGGTTATCTCTAACGTCGTAGAGTACGCACCTGACTTCGATCTTGAGGAAGCCGTGTGATACTCATTGACGGTGACATGCTTGTCTATCGTGTAGGCTTTGCCTGTGACGAGGAGTCAGAGAAAGTAGCAATACAAACTATGGCTAACTATATCTCTGAACTTATCTCTGATCTGTCTGAGCATTACGATAATCACAAGCTGTACCTTACAGGCAGCAGCAACTTCAGAAACGAGGTTGCTGTTTCCCAGCCTTACAAAGGTGGTCGCCCGTCTCGTAAGCCAGTGCATAAAGACTTACTCCGTGAGTACATGCTCGATGCGTGGAAAGCGGAACTTTCTGACAACATGGAAGCTGATGACTGCATAGCTATCAAGTCCACTGAGTTAGAACATAAGTCTATTATTTGTTCTCTTGACAAAGACTTTTTGCAGATACCCACAAAGATATATGACTACACCAAGAAGATCATGAAGGAAGTTGATGAACGCTCTGCTACAGAGTGGCTGTATCGTCAAGCCTTGATGGGTGACAGGGTAGACAACATCGCAGGGGTAAACGGAATAGGTCCAAAGAAAGCAGAGAAAGCACTGGAGGACTGGACAACGGAGAGGGAATTGTATGAGCGATGTCTTAAGTTATACGAGGACAACGAACTCAACGCTGATCGACTCTATGAAAGCCTTCAACTTCTGTACCTTCTCAGATCTGCTGATGACAAGTATAGGATACCTGATGAAGTTTGATAGCAACCTAGAGAAGAAGCTCTATGCAGAGATGAAGAGTTGTACGTATCATCCTGCAAACAAGATAAGCTACATCATACCTAAGATGTACGAGCCTGACTTCTGTTACAACACCGAAGGATGGATGACATACATTGAAGTGAAGGGTCGATTCAGAACTAGAGAGGAGGCGCGTAAATACGTAGAAGTACGTAAGGCGCTAGGTAAATATGAAGATCTTGTATTTGTATTTCAGAATCCTAACACACCGATGCCAGGATCAAGACGACGTAAAGACGGTAGTCGTTATCGTATGAGAGACTGGGCAGAGAAGAATGGATTTGAGTGGTACACACCAAGTACTCTTCCAAAGGAGTGGTTATGACTAGGCATCTAGTAATACCAGACACGCAAGTAAAACCTGACAGTAACTTTGATCATCTGTACTGGGCAGGACGCTACGCTGCAGCAACTAAACCTGACGTTATCATTCATCTGGGGGATCACTGGGACATGCCAAGTCTCAGTAGCTATGACGTTGGGAAGAAGTCGTTCGAGGGTAGACGTTATGTTAACGACATCGAAGCTGGTAACGAGGGAATGGCAAGGTTCCTAGAACCCATCGAGGCAGAGCGTAAGCGTCTACGCAAGAGCAAGAGACGACTGTGGAAACCTCGTATGGTCTTTCTTCTAGGAAACCACGAGTACAGGATAGAACGTGCTATAGAGTCTGACGCCAAGCTAGAAGGACTGATGTCATACAACGACTTTTACTTGGATAGCTGGGAGGTTGTACCTTTCCTAGAACCTATCATCATTGACGGCATTGCTTACTGTCACTACTTTACTAGTGGTGTCATGGGTCGTCCTGTTACTACTGCAAAGCTCATGCTACAAAAGAAGTTCATGTCATGTATAATGGGTCATGTCCAAGATAGGGATATAGCATATGCAAGAAAAGCAGATGGAAATAATATCACTGGTTTGTTTGCTGGCATTTTTTATAGTCATTCTGAAGATTATCTAAACCCCCAGACAAACGGTAGCTGGTCAGGGATCTGGATGCTGAATGAAGTAGACAACGGTTCCTTTGATGAGCTACCTATTAGTATTAACTACCTCAGGAGAAAATATGGATGACGTTCGACGAGTTGTTAGAGCACGTTGCCGAACATTACGATGAGGTAACAATCATGGAGGCTTTAGAGATCACGGCAGAAGATCTAGTAGAAAGATTCTCAGACCGTGTACTTGAAAAGATCTATAAGTTTAAGGAGATGGAATGAGCATTGACAATGCAAGTCCTGAAGAGTGGGATACAATAGCAGCGCTTAACAGCTTATCTATCAGGAAAAAAGCTGATCCTGTAGAGAAGCCTGACCACTACAACAAAGGTGCAGTAGAAGCTATCGAAGCTATCAAGGCATCTATGCCTGAGCATGAGTTTCGTGGGTATCTTAAAGGCAACGCACTGAAGTATCTTTGGCGGTACGATTACAAAGGTAAGCCAGTTGAGGATCTACGTAAGTGTCGCTGGTACATTGAACGACTGATTAAGGAATTAAATTAATGGATGCATATCAACAGTACATACACAAAAGCAGGTACGCACGTTACCTACCAGAACAACAACGTCGTGAGACTTGGGAAGAAACAATAGACCGTTATCTAAACTTCTGGATAGAGAAGCAAAAGATAACACTGGAAGAAGCTAACGACATGTTCAAGGACATTCACGACTTAGACGTTATGCCTAGCATGCGAGCGTTGATGACTGCTGGAGAAGCCCTAGACCGTGACAACGTAGCTGGCTTTAACTGTAGCTACATGCCTATTGATCACCCTAAAGCGTTTGACGAAATGATGTACGTCCTTATGTGCGGCACAGGCGTAGGGTTCAGCGTCGAACGACAATACATATCTAAACTACCAGAAGTAGCGGAGGAGTTTCATGCCACAGATACCGTTATACACGTCGCTGACAGCAAAATTGGATGGGCTAAAGCATATAGAGAACTTGTCAGCCTGCTCTATTCAGGTCAGCTTCCAAAGTGGGACGTGTCTGGAGTACGACCTGCAGGGGCAACCCTTAAAACTTTCGGAGGTAGAGCGTCTGGTTCGGAACCTCTTGTTGACCTCTTTAAATTTACCACAGAAGTCTTTAGGGAGGCTGCTGGGCGTAAGCTTTCCTCCATCGAGTGTCACGATATCTGCTGTAAGATTGCACAAATCGTTGTCGTCGGGGGAGTTAGGCGAAGTGCTCTCATCAGTCTCAGTAATCTTACCGACGATAGAATACGACGATGCAAGTCAGGACAGTGGTGGCAAGATAATCCTCAACGAGGACTAGCCAACAACAGCGCATGTTATACAGAAAAGCCAGACTTCGAGGCATTTTTAAATGAGTGGAAAAGTTTATACGAGTCCCGTTCAGGAGAGCGAGGTATGTTCTCTAGAGTCGCAAGTCAAAAGCAAGCTGCAAAGAACGAGCGACGAGATGCTACCTATGATTTTGGAACTAATCCATGTAGCGAGATCATCTTACGACCTTACCAATTCTGCAATCTATCGGAAGTTGTTGTCAGGTCAACCGACAGTTTGTCAGACCTCAAACGAAAAGTACGTATTGCGTCTATCCTTGGAACTCTACAGGCTACCTTAACTGACTTCCGTTACCTGCGTAAGGTCTGGAAGAACAACACAGAGGACGAGGCATTACTAGGAGTATCACTAACAGGAATAATGGATCACCCCACATTGTCGGGAAGGAAGGATAAAGGTGTACTTAAGACGTGGCTCACAGAACTACGAGAAGAAGCTATCGAAACAAACAGACGGTGGGCTGATCGATTGGGTATTGCCGTTTCTACTGCTATTACCGCCGTTAAGCCTAGTGGTACTGTTAGTCAGCTTGTTGATAGCGCAAGCGGGATACACCCTCGATATTCAGATCAATACATTAGACGAGTACGAGCAGATGCAAGAGACCCACTGTGCTCCGTCTTAGAGGCCGCAGGAGTGCCTGTAGAGGACGATGTAATGTCACCCACCACTAAGGTATTCTCCTTCCCTATAAAGTCTCCTGACGGGGCTGTGACAGCCTCTGAGATGGGTGCAATGGAGCAGTTAGAACTATGGGAGATATATCAAGATTACTGGTGCGAACATAAACCATCAATGACGTGTTACTATCGTGATGATGAGTTCCTTGAGGTAGGTCAATGGTTGTACAACAAGTTCGATAAGATAAGCGGAGTTAGTTTTCTCCCTTATTCCGAACACACATACCAACAGGCTCCTTATGAACCCATCGACGTAGAGACCTATGAGAAGCTGAAGGAGGAATTCCCAGAGACGATTGATTGGAACATCTCTGAGAACTCTGATATGACGGAAGGGTCTCAGCAGTTAGCCTGTACCGGGAATAACTGTGAGCTGTAACTGTTGTCGTAAGACGACGTACTATGGGGCTTCGGCCCCTTTTTTATTACTCAATCTCTACAGGCAAGAAGCCTAGTGAAGTTGTTTTACTTCTAATTCTACGAGCATTCTCTACTTCCTTTTGGAAGTTAGTTAGCCAAGCAGAGAAAGCAACCGGTCCTAGTTCTTCTTTCATACCTTCTAGAAACATAGCCTCTTTAATCCTATCAGGTATCCGTAGCTCTCTTTCTATAAGTTCTTTTTGCTCAAGGGGAGTAGCCTCATTAAAAGTTTTAGTGGCAACAATAACAGATAGATAAGAATTTATTAACTTATCATAACCAGTTTTGTAAACAGCATACTCTTTAGTGTTAAGACTAACGCCAGAAAACTTAGGCTTTACTCTAGGTATATCTGGCTTAAGCCTCCATAGTTGTCGAGCAACGTCAGAGTTATTAACAGGAACAAAATCCATTTTAGTTAAAATTTCTAAAGCAGTAGGAGGTTGTTTTTCTTCTGCTGCTATTTCTCTTGCAGGAAGCTCTTCTCTTAATAAAGGAACACGTTGCTGCATACGCTCTTTAATAGTAGAGGCAAAGCGTTCATCATCATCTAATATACGAGCAAGGTCAGACACACCAGTAGGAATAAAACCCTTAGCTGTTTGTGCAACATAACCTTCAACAAAAGCTGAAGTGCTTCCGCTACGTGCTAATGTTAATAAGTTATTAGTACTGTCCATTAAAGGTGTATTAAAAACAGAACCTAATAATACACTAACAGACTCATCAACAACAAGCCTTAATTTCTCTGAAAGCTCATCATATCTAGGGTCGTCAGGGTTAGTCTCTTGCAGAATAGGAACTATTTCTCTTCCTGCTTCTAAAATATCTACAAACAAAGTAAGCTGACTACCCATAGGTTCAATACGGTTGTAAGGTACATAAGTACCGCCAATCAATATAGATTGTTCTGGTATACCTGCCTTGCGCATTACTTCCCGTTCTTCAGTATTTTTAGCAGTACCTGTCATTATAGGTCTGCCTTCATCGTCGTCCATTGCAAAAAGCGAAGCAACAGAAGCAAAAAATAATGAACCTAAAAGTGCTCTTTCTTTCCAATCTTCATAATATTCTCCTTTTGTATCTAAAGTTAACTTACCATCTATCATTTTTCTTTTAACAACTTTTGCTCGAAACATAGAAGCAAAAGCTAATGGGGTATAACTTAAAGCTTCCATCTTAATGTTGTAAGGAGTAACAGCAAAAGGAGCAATTGTAGTAGCGACTAATGCACCGATGTTTTCAGTTTTAGTATAATCCGGTCCCATTTTACTTTTTGCGCGAGATATGGCGCTTGCAGTAAGTGGACCAAAGTTAGTAAAAATTGACCCTCCTGTAGGTAATTTTCTTTGGAAAGTAGTAAAAAGTGCGTACTCTCGTATAGTCTCAAAAGGTATTTCTTCATCAGGAAAAATATCTTCAAATACTGTATTGGACTTCTTTTCCATAGCCCTGACAGCCGCACGTACTCCTTTAAAGTTAGCACTTTTTTCAATTGCAGAATACAAACCATATTCTTTATTATAAGCTGCCTCATGTGCATCCATTACTTCTTTAAAGTATTGAGCCTGTAACGGAGCTACTTTACTGGAGTCTCCTTTAGAAGCTGAAATAGCTTGACGTCTTGCTTGTTTAGCTACTGACATTACTCTAAATAATGACTTAGTAGCTTCGTCAATAGCTAACGCAGATCGTTGCCCTAAAGCAATACCACGTAATAATTTATTAGAAGTACCTACCGCATACTCATAATCAGTAACAAACTTAACTACTTCCTCTTCTGTTAAGTTAATGGCCTTAGCTAGTTCAGTTATTTCTTGGTCTGTAGCGTCTGGACCTATTGCAAGACGAGCATAATTTCTTTTTGCTGCATCAACAAGATCAGCTTTCTTTACATTATTACGTGCAGCTAAGTAGTCTAAACTACCTCCTATATCAGCAGGCCCACCAGACTTTAAACCAGCAGAAAAATAACGCATTATATTGGTTACTGTTTTTGCATCGTCGCTCGCAAGAAAAGAAAACGTACTAGCTACATCAGAAATAGCACGAAAACCTCTAAGTTCTTTAGCACCATAAGTTTTACGCGCCATACCAGAAAGTATGTTTGTAGGTGCTTGAAAAGCAAGTTGGTTTGCTGCAGAAAGAATATTAGATATCAACATACCAGAGGACATAAGTAAAGCACTAGCATAACCAACAGTGGCGACTTGTAAACTTTGTTTAACAATAGAGGTAGTTATATCAAATGTTTTTTCACCGCCGTTATTAAGCAACAGTTGCATGATCTCAGGACGAACATTATCAAATCGAGGCGAGTCTATATCCTCTGCTGCCTTGACTAGCTTGTTAGCCATTTCAATACATTCTTTAGAGATTACTTTATTTTTCTTAGGCACAATCTACTCCAAACAAGTTAGTGATTAGCTGACCTTTATTTACTTTACGAGTATTACTTTCTACCATTTTCTTAGTAGCTTTAAACTGGCTAAGAATTCTAGAGGCTTCAGTACCCGTAGTTTTACGTATATTAGCTATGTATGTACTAAAATAAATATCTTCTAAAAGTTTAACAGCTTCTTCGCTATCGCCTCTTCCTTCTTTTATAAGCTTACTTAACTTCTGAGTAGAGTTTACCATTCTATTCTCTACAGTAACAAACAAAGACCTTAATGATTCTAACTCAATAGCAGTAAGCATACGATTTTGGTGTACATCCATTACGTAGTCTACTAACGTGTCGTAGTTTTTACCTATAACACCACGTTTAAATATTGTAGCAGCCGTTTCAATACTGTCACGATCATTACCTAAAGGAAGTGTTTTAAGAAGCGTTTCTACATCCTCTTCTGTACCCATAGCCATAGCTCGCTGCATACTGCGCTGCTCTTGAGTAGCTTGAGTAATAGCAGAAACACGACCAATTTCTTCTTGAGTCATGACGCCTTCTCTACCTGTTGCTCTACCTACAGGTTGTACAGCTTCTCTACGTGCTGTTGAGGGAGACATACCCACTGCTCTTTCCATAGCAGCTTCATCAACACCCATAGATGCTTCACTAGCATATTGAGCTTGAGGACGTACACCAGCAGCAGACAATGCAGGAGGAGCATCTAATCCTATTCTTACGTCATCCGACATGCTTAAGTAAATAGCTCTATTAGCCGCATCAGTAACAGCATCGCCTGTTAATACAGGTTCAGGTAAAACAATATCAGGTTGTGTACCTGTATTATTAGTAGCTTGTATTCTGTTTCTCAATGCAATAATATTTGTAGGATTAACATACGCTTCATCAGTTAAATTTATTTTATAACCGCCTTCGGCATAACGATCTAAACCTAGTATAAGATCTTTTTCTTTAGCTAGTTCTTCTTCCCGTCTTAATGCACGTGCTGCACGAGCTTTAGATCCTGCTTCACTAGGTTTTATTTCTGCTCTTCTTTTTGCTAGTCTTTGTATTTGCTTATCTACTTCAACAACTTGATCATTAAGATCTTGAGCTATTTGATTAGATGCATTAATTTCAGAAGCACGTACTCCTTTAAGAGATTCTATTTGACGATTGACAGCTTTTCTTTTCTTGCGGTTTAATCCTTGTGCCTTTAGTTCTAAGTCGGCTATTTGCTCATTAATATTTTGCATCTTAACTGTATTAGGAGGAGCAATGTCTAAGTTAAATGTAGCTTGCCCAGCAACAGGCGTAGGCTTAGGTATTTGTTGTTGTCGGGGTGTAAAGGTTTCAGTAGCTAATGCTCTAGGCTGTAACGCTACAGGTTGAGGAGCTAACTCAGGTTGAACAACAGGAGCCATAGGTGTTTTAGTTAACATACTAACACCAGCAACAGGAACACCTGTTATTGCAGCACCCGCTACAGAGCTTAAAGCAACATTACGTGCGCGGCTATCACCAAACTCAGAATATACTGGAGCTATACCACCGTACGCGGCACCTTCTAAACCACCTCCAGTAGTGGCACCTACAATAGCGCCAGTTTTTGGAGCTTGTGAAATAAGCTTAGCACCTGTCATTGTTGCTTTAGCTGCTAACGCACCACCCGTAATTGCTCCTATAGGATCACCTAAAATAGCGCCTTCAATAACACCGCCATAGTATTTATCCATGTCGCCAGCCATTCTAATACGCTCTAGCTTAACCCTTTGGTTAAACTCTTCCATAAAAGAACGCTCTTCTATAAGCCCTGTTTTTCTACCTAAGAATCCAGTAACGCCTGAGCGCGCGCCTTCCGCAATACCTGTCTTTTCTGCCTCAGTTACAGGATCTATATTAATACCTCGCCGAACAGCAAAAGAATCAATGTATCTTTGCTCTTCTTCAGTAACGTCTTCCCGCTCTAAAGGGCCAAGCTGTTGAGCTTTCTGTTGTACTAAGTAATTAGTTAAGTCAGGCCTTACATTTTCAGGTACTTCGCTTAACTTTTTATTGAAAAATAAACCAGCTAAATCCTCTACAGGTACTTCACTTACAGGAGTATCTTTATACTTCTCAATTAAAGACTTTTGCTTTTCTTGTCTTTTTTTATGAGCAGCTATACTATCTTCAATAATTTCAGTGGCGCTATAAACTAGCTGAACCATTATATTTTACCCCTATTAAATATCTAAGCTACCTACAAACGGATCATTAGGGTCTTCTCCTTTGGGAGTACTGGTTGTACCGCTAGACGGCTTGGCTACTGTAGGAGGCCAGTTTATATTAGCGGCTGGAATAAACGCTGAAGTGGCTACTTTATTTAAATATGCAGTGCTTTCAGGAGTAAGATTACCGTTTTCATCTAGAGCTACTTTTACTTTTGTAAGACTAGGAGATCCAAATAAAGATGTTCCTTGCATTTCAGTCTTAAGTGAAATATTAGCATCTACTAGTCTTTCGTTCTTTGCCCTTGCTTGACGAGCTAAAGTTTCTTTGTACATATTATTTATTTGTTGTATACCTTGAACACCATTAGCACTTACAGCTAACTCAACAGCCTCTTCATAGTTTTCTTCATTTATACTACCTTTTGTTGTTTTCATAAAATCAACAAACTTGGCTTTTCCTTCCTCTGTTTTTTTTGCCTCCACTCTATCTATTACTTGCTCCATAGTTAAAGCATCAATGTAGTCATCAGGAAGATTCAAAACTTTACCGTATGATCGTTTAGTTTCTTGTTGCGCTACTTCTCTATGACGTTTAAGAATTTCTCCTTCAGAAACACCTATAGTATATAGATCTAAATATTCATTTCCCATACCTTTAAAGATGCCTATTTTTATCCTTTCACGTTCTTCTTCTGCTGCTCTTTCTGCAGCAACTCGTTGTGACTCAAGTATCCTGTCAATATTTTGCTGGGCAGCATTAATTTCTTGAGGCGTTTTAGCTGTCTGTAGAGCGTATTGAGCACGTTCTAAAGGCGGCAGTGTTTTCAGTTTACTTAACTGCTCTTCTTGTTTTTGTTGCTGAGTAAACATACCCGGAGCCTGACCAATGCCTTGACCTAACTGAAACAAACCTTGACCAAAGCTAGGCCTTGTTAAAGCGTTTAAAAAACCCTGTGAAAAAGTAGCCATTGTTTTAATCCTTAACCGAATATGTCACCAAGAGTGTCAATAATTGAACTACCACCAGAAGGTGTTGGAGCAACTAAACCAGATAACAAACCTGTTCCAAGCTGACCAAACAACTCTGCCTGTCCAAGACCTGAACCAAGCAACGCCTGTAGTCCACCCATCTCTGCTTGACCAAACAAGTTAGCACCTTGCAACTGACCACGTTGAGCCATCTCAGCACCTGGCAAGCCTGCCTGAAGGACGTTGAGAGCCTGAGCCTGTGGCAAGTAAGCAGCGCCTAATGCACCTGTACCAATCTGCTGTTGTAACTGTTGTAGTCCAAGACCACCACCTAGTAGACCTTGACCAGCAGACAATGCTTGTAGTGCTTGTTGTTGTCTTGCAGCATCTAAAGCTCGTTGTTGTCCTGAAAGAGTAGTTCCTAGTCCTGCATACTGTGCGCCTAGAGCGGCTTGTTGTGCTTGTTCTGCTCTGGCTTGCTCCATAGCACCCAACATAGCTCTGTTACGTGCTTCTTCCTGTGCAGTAGCCATAGCCAACTGCTCTGGTGTAGCACCGCCGTAGGCTGCTGAGGATGTGCCTAGTCTTCCTTGAGCTGCTAAACGCTCTTCTAACGCAAGACGCTGACGCTCCTCTTCAGGACGTTGTACAGTCCTCATACGCTCAAACAAAGCCTGCTCACGATCCATCGTAGGCATGCTTGCAGCACCCATAAACTGACCACCTAAACCAAAGGCTTGTTGAGCTGCTTCTTGCGTAGGCATAACACCAAACGTAGGTTGACCCATTAACTGTTGTCCTGCGCCTAACGCACCAAGACCTGCCTGAGCTAACTGAGCTTGTCCTGCTACAGGTTGACCAAACATTTGACCTGCTTGACCAAACAACTGCTGGGACAGTGCTTGTTCCTGAGGTGACATTGAAACAGCTAGACCACCTTCAGGGGTTGCTTGTAGAGAACCACCAGTTCCTGTAGTAACAGTGTACGGCCTAAACTCTGTTTGTCCTAATTGCGTTTGAGCTAACTGCCCTGCTTCTCTGCGAGCTTGCTCACCTATCTCACCAAGGCGTTGATACGCTTCTCCAGTAAGAAGACCACCAGCAGCGGCAATACCGCCAAGGCCAAATAACCTGCCCAAATCTATTCCTGAAGTTTGTAAATCATCTGTTGCAACAGCCATTAGTAAGTACCCCCATCAATCGTTCCTGTTGACAGCGTACCTGTAAACGTCAATGCAGGAATCGTCACTGTGCCTGTAAAGGTCGGTGAAGCAAGGTCTGCCTTAGTAGCGATAGCTGTTGATATAGCGTCAAACTCTGTTTCAAATTCAGCGCCTTTAATGATTTTACCGCTGTCCCCAGAAGGTAGACTGTCTTTAGCGGCAAAGTCAGTAGTCTTTGTATAATTACTCATAGTACTTTACCCATTAGTGCTAACACGTTAATCTCTTGGAGAGACAATCCTGAACCGTCTATGTCCGCTTCCAACCCTATTGTTATAACTCCACCGCCTCCGGTAGTGTTTATTCCACGTCGTGACGTTAGATCACCACCTGTAAATTCTGCTGTCTCGTTGTATTCATCTTCGTTGTAAAAACCTGTTACCTGATTACCAACGGTAAACTCTGCAGTCTGAAAGAACGTACCAAAGTCATACGCCCACTTAAGAAACATAATTGCACTGTTAGCACCGACAATTGTAGGGCGTAGCTTCTTAAGTATCTTTAGCCTAGAAGGGTCGCCAAAGGTTAGGCCGGGGCTGTAGTACTTAAAGCGATAAGACTCTCCGTTGTCCCTATAGCCGCTGTATTCACTAATGCCACTGCCGTTACCAATTAACAGAGTGCCGTCGTCTTGTCTGCCGTAGCTAGTAAAGCCAGTGCCGGGCCAACGAGTAACACGATATGCACCGTTTTCTAATGTACCTCGAACGTCGAAGCAGTAGGTCGTGTCCTGATCAGTAAACGTAATTAGATAGAACCCTTCTTCAGGGCTGTAGACAGAACGGTAAAACCCAGTTTCATTTTGCAACAAGCCAATAATGTCTTTTGACACAGTGCTAGACAGGCTAGTTATAGGCATGGACTTTTCTTGTATTGTCCTGCCAAAGCTCTTTAGGCCTGTATGTGACAAAAACAACACATCAGTACCTGTGTATTGAACTGTGTCTCTATCTACGCAGCCTACTCCTGCTACTGTGTCTGCCAATGCCATAGTTGCTGGGGCTTCTGCACCTTGGTAAACAACAATGCTGTGCTTGCCAAATATAATTAACAGGCTGTTATGTGCAGCTAATGCAACAATCTCGTCGTAACCGTCAGGCCACACCTTAGATAAGTTGATAGAGCCACTAGTGCCACCTGACCAGTCATGTCCTATTAACAAGTCAGACCAGTAGACAGTAGACTTGTCGTTATTAACATCTGCCGTCCAGAGCCTTCCATAAGCCGCTAGAACCTCGTTACCGTACATAGCACTAGTAACACCAGCCGCACCAGAAACTGCACTGAGCTTGACTACAGCGCCTCCTGCGTTGTCATATACCAGTGGCTCGTTGTTACGCTGAAAGAAATAGATCTTGTCGTTAAAGTTGACCATCTTCCAGTTGTCTGTAGTAATTGAGTAAGCAGCAGGTGTTTCGTCAACTAGCGTTGTAGTACCGCTAAGTATCTTGTTGTTACCTACAGAAAACACCTTGGTGTTGCCTGCGTTATCTTCAAACTCTTTAATCGCTCTAATCTTC